CGACAAAAACATTTTGGGGGAAACTGGCGGTAACCAGCCCGAACTAGCCGTGGTTCAACAGCATTTGCCCAGACTTGAAACGGTCGGTTTGAATCAGCACAGTTTTGGGGAGGGGATTTCCCAGTGGGCTACTGATCACATGTCTTTGAGTTTGATGGATTGGCAACGCCACGTATTGAACGGCCAACTGTGTCATGACGGTTCAGGCAATCTGCAGTTTCGTGAAGCCCTTGTGTCGACTGCACGTCAGCAGGGTAAGTCTGTTGCGTTGCAAGCGTTGATTGGTTGGTGGATTACTGACCTGGCTGTTATGCGTGGCAAGCCGCAGGCGGTGTTGTCTGTGGCTAACAAACTTGATCGTGCCGAAGCAATATTTGGTTTTATTGCCCCAATCCTTGTTGACAAATTTGGGGGTAAAGCGGCAAATGCGATGGGTCGTAAGTCGATCAAAATGCCTGATGGTTCTACGTGGGAAGTTAGAGCTGCTACACCAAACCTTCATGGTGGGTCGTATGACCTGATCGTCATTGACGAACTGTGGAATATTTCGGCGGCTGTGGTTGATGAAGCGTTACGCCCTAGTCAGATCGCTAGAAGTAATCCGTTGTTGTCTATGTGGTCGACTGCTGGCGATGAGTCAAGCGCCGCCATGATTCAGTTTCGGGAACAGGCCATTAGTGAGATTGACAACGGCAGTACCGGCAACGTCTATTTTGCGGAATACAGCATGGCGCCTGGCAGTGACCCCCGACTAGAAACCAACTGGGTAATGGCCAACCCTGCGATGGGTCAAACCGTGACAGTCGAAGCATTACGGGCTGTCAGTAAAAAAGACAGTTTTCTACGGGCACACTTGAACATGTGGGTTTCGGCCCGTGGTGCCTGGCTTCAGCCTGGCGTTTGGGACAAACAAAAGACTGACCAACCTATGCCGCCTGGTGGCGTGTTGGCTGTTGACACTGATTTAACTGACGGGCGTTATGTGGGCGTCAGGTCATCAGTGCTTGAATCCAAAGCCCATGTGTGTGTTGAATTTATGGTGGATACCGAAGACCAAATGTGGGAAGAAATAGAACGGGTCATGGCAGACACCGCTACCAATTTGGTCATTACGCCAGCCTTGCATTTGCATTTGCCAAAATCTTTGGAACGCCGAAGTAGCGTCATTGGTTACGGCGAACTGTTGAAGTATTCGGGCCTAATTCAAAAAATGATTGTTGAAGGCAAAGTAAGGCACCGTGGTGAACTGTCTTTGGCTGAACATGTCAACCGTGCAGTGCTTACTAAAACGGGCGGTGGCGTTGTTCTCAGTTCACAAAAGTCCCCAGGCCCTATCGAATTGTGCCGGTGCATGGCATGGGCCATTGCCGAATCTTCACGCCCCAAAGTTGTTGGCAAACCAATGTTTGCTGTATCTACGACACCGTAAAGCCCTGCCACGCTAATGTTTCAGTAGTCCCTGTCCTGCGTCGGGCAGGGCAGGGACACCCCCGATAGGAAAACATCATGGGATTATTTAGCACTAACAAAGTGAATAAGGCGCAGATTTCGCCCCAGCCTGAACCGACTGTGCAAGCAGCTGCAGTTGGTGGTGCTTACTATTCTTCACAAGTCGCTGGCCCAAACCTGATTGGTGATTGGTGGTCTTACCAGGCTGGCGTCATGCGCAACCGTGCAATGTCCGTTGCTGCCATTTCCCGTTCCCGTGACCTGATGGCTTCACCGCTGGCCAGCATGAAACTAAAAATGTGTACCGAAATTTGGAATGAAGAAGAAGGCGAAATGGAAGAAGTGCCATTGGCGCCCCGTTCCTGGCTTCGACAACTAGACCCCGAAATGCCAAACAACTTTTTGTTTCCATGGATTTTTGACGACCTTTTCATGTTCGGAAGGTGCTTTCTTTACATCACCAGTAGAACAAAAGATGGTTACATGGCTTCGGCCACCCGTTTGCCGCAAGGTTCAATTACGACGCCCGACGCAAATCCGCCAGTGTGGTTCGGTAAAAGCAAAGAAATATTTTTCAACGGTGGCGCCATAGACCCCAAAGATGTTGTGCAGATTTACAGCCCAACACAAGGCATGATTTACATGTCAGAACAAACTATTGCAACATCGTTAAAACTTGAAGAAGCCAGATATCGCAATAGTTCTAGTGCCATTCCTGCTGGCGTACTTAAACAAACTGGCGGTGAACCGTTGTCAGCAACTGAACTTGCCGCACTGGCCGAAGCGTTCAACCAGGCACGGGCAACTAATCAAACTGCTGCACTAAACGAATTTTTGACCTACACAGAAACAAACGCAACACCCGACAAAATGCTGTTGATTGACGCCGCCGAATATCAAAGCCGTGAAATCGCTAACTTGTGCAATGTACCCCCGTATCTATTGGGTATTTCGACAGGTAGTTACGCCTACACAAATAGCCAGGGCGCAAAATCTGACCTTTGGACTTTCGGCCTGTCAATGTACGCCGAAGCAATCGTGGCCGCATTATCACAACAACTGCCCCGTGGCACCTATGTTAAATGGGATACCGCAGACTTTTTAGAAACAGAAAAAGAAGATTACGCAGTCATGCAACCAATGACTGAAGAAACAGAACCACAAGAAAACACACAGGAAGATTTGGCATGATTCGATTTACTTCAAACACATTTGCTTTAGAAGCTGCAGGCCCTAACGGTGAAGAACGCCGCACCATTACAGGTATTGCGGTGCCGTACAACACTTTTGCAACTGTCAGCGATGGCACCACCGTACAGTTTGCGCCTGGCAGTTTGCCTGTTGACGGTAAAGCACCACGGCTGTACATGTACCACGACTCAACGCAGGCGGTTGGTTTGGTTTCAGAGCGTGTTGACAGCCCAGAAGCCATGTATTTCACAGCCAAAGTTTCTAACACCCGTGCCGGTGATGAAGCCCTAGTGCTTGCCAGTGACGGTGTTATTGACAGCGTTTCGGTTGGTGTCAACCCAACAGAATTTAAGTATGACGATCAAGGCAACATGACCATTTTGGCTGCGGACTGGGTTGAGTTATCCCTTGTCCCCACGCCTGCTTTTGCTGGTGCTACGATCAGTCAAGTAGCGGCGGAAGCGCCACAAGTCGAAACACCAAAGGAAGAACCAAAAATGGAAACCAGCCCCGCAGTTGTTGAAGAAGTCGCAATTCCCACGGCACCAATTTTTGCCCAGGCAAAGCGTGAACCACGCCTGCCGAACGCTGCAGAATTCGTGGCCGCAATGCACAAGGGTGGCGTTGAAGCCGCCAACGCACAAAAGGTTTGGAACGACTACCGCAGTTACCACCAGTCAGATATCGCAGCTGCCGCTGGCGATGTCACCACTGGCAACGTGCCTGGTGTAATTCCCGTGCCGATTCTCGGCCCAGTGTTTGCCGATATCAACTACATTTCGCCATTGCTTACCGCAGTCGGTACCCGTGCAATGCCAGGCGGCGGCGCAGGCGCTACCTTTATTCGCCCGACTTGGACAACCCACCCGTCAGTCGCAGAACAATCGGCACAGTTTGACGCAGTATCGGCAACCACCAGCGTGATTGCCGCTAACACCGTCACTAAGAAAACTTTCGCTGGCAGCACCACCTTGTCGTACCAGACGGTGGCGTTCAGTGACCCCGCCGCCATGGCAATCATCATGCAAGACCTTGCAGGCCAATACCTGCTTGCTATCGACAACTACGCATGTGACACCCTTGTGTCAAGCGCAACCAGCGATGGTGTTTGGGACTTGTCAGTCACCGACTTGCTGAAGTCAATCTACGACTGCGCAGTCACCACGGTTGCCGCCACCAACTACTTGCCAACCCATATCGCAGTAGACCCAGCCACCTGGGGGTTGATGATGCAGCTTGTCGACTCGACAAACCGACCGATTTTTGGTTACACCGGCGGTGGCCTGAACGGTTACAACACCATTGGTAAGGGTGACGCAACTTCATGGCAAGGTTCAAACCCGTTGGGCTTGCAGATCATCGTTGACAAGAATTTCGCCGCTAAGACCATGGTCATTTTTAACGCCAACGCTTACGAAATCTACCGTCAAGACCAGGGCTTGCTCAGTGTTGAAAACCCCACCACGGTTTCACGCACCATGTCGATGTACGGTTACGCAGCAGTCTTTGCTGCTAACTCAAGCATGATTCGCAAGATCACCCAGGCCTGATTCCGAAAGGCGGTTAGCCGCCTATGGCTACATACCAAATCACTTTCAAGCAGCGGTTGGATAACTATGTGGTTGTCCAAACGCTGACTGAACCTGACGTGGCGATTGGGCAACCTGTCACCATTGCAGGATTGACTGACCCACCTAACGGCAGTTATACCGTCTACGCATTACCTGAGTACTACTTCATTGGTGTCGACTCACAAGGTGACTTGCTGTTTGATTACAACTGGTCAATACCTAACCAGGTCATGTTCTATGAAGCAGGCGATGACATTACCCGTGG